TCATGCACTCAGGCATTTGGTTGTTCCAGTTGCGCCCAAGTCGGGCCGGGTCATAGTCCATGCTGATCATGTGTTCTTCTCCTTGAGTTTGGCTTCAATGGCGCGAGCAAATGTGTTGGGGGACGATCCAGACTCAAATGTCTTTTTCCAAATGGCTTGAATCTCGTCATCACTCAACGGCTTGCGCTGTGGTGGGGCGGTGTAGAGGGGCACCCACATAGGCTTTCCGTTCCATGTCAACGCTTTTAGCTCGTCGGTTAGCTGTTCTTTGAACTGTGTGCCGTGGCCGGTCTTGAGCATCCACCACACTGGCTCCGGCTCTAGCTGCTCCAGCGCAGTTCGCAGTGCAGGAACCAATTCCATTGCTTGCTTGATCTCTGGATTTTGATTGTGCGGAGCCATCAAGACCTCTGCTTTGTCTCTTGCACCGTACCACTTAATAATTTCTTCCAATGCCTCTAGCGCTTGCTTAAGCACTGCGCGGTCTACTGTGATGTTCATTTCTCTCCCCTTGCTCTGATAGCTTCTGCAATGTCATCTGCCGCACGAGGCCCATCCCAAGATTGAATCTCACATATACGTGCACACGCCTCACGCTCGGCCTTGACTGCCTTTGCAATCTTGGTCGCGATGTATTTTTCAACAGGAGCCGTGGCCTTGGCCCAGCTACCACCTCGACCAATAACATCCCATCCTTGGTTGTAGATACCTTCAGCAATTTTGTTTTGTAACGTACTCATTCTTGTCCCCTTGCTCTGATATCGTCAACGCATTTGAGCGCATCTTCACAGGCTTTGTTCAAAACTTTCCTCGCGCCCACATTCGGTATGCCGACGGTTTCAATAGCTGCGACAAGATTGCTCACAGCGCCGCATACTTTCTCGCACTTCTCACGCTCGGCAGCGATGCAGTCAAAAACCAATGTGCGGAGCATTAACTGGCCGACACTATCGCCATCAAGGTCAAAATAATCCACAAGACCTTGTTCTTCTGCCATGCGGATGATGTCTTCGCGGTTCATTCCTGCCTCGCTTTCAACATTGCGTCTGCCATGTCATACGCATCTTTTGCAAATACAGACCACGGCCGCTTAAGCGCTGGATCGGACAACAGTCCTTGCATCGCCTTGGCAGCAAAGTAATCCCGCAGTGTCATGCCTTGATTGGGGTCACCCCAAGACTCCAAAGGTTTTGTTGTTGGAAACGCTGGCCCTCCTGTGTTGTCACTCATTTCTCTCCCCTCTCCCGCCTTGCTTGGTCAATCGCCTCGGCGATGCGTTCTTCCAGTGGGGCCATCTGCACGGGCCTTCCACTCCATGTCTCCCACATCCCACGGCGACGGTCATCAATCGTCAGATCACCATTGGGACTGTCTTTGAGCAACTGACCCATCTCCGGGCAGCTTGCAGTGAACTTCTTCGGCTCCGGCCCATCAGGGCAGATTGTGAATGTGTACGGTAACTTAGCCATGAATCCCCCTCCAATAAAACGTAGCCATCTGACTGATTGACGCGACTGTTTCTTCATCGGCTTCGGCAACGGAACTCCAGCCGCGCATCCACTGTTTGCCGTCCCACTTTGAAAAACGGATGAACCCGAATGCGCGATGGCGTCTTTGATAAACGCCGGGACGAACAGGCTTCGTTGTTGCACCAAACCAAGGTGTGAGTTTCATCTCCTTTTGCCTTTCTTTGTTGGGCCTTTTGTTACCGACCAGTCAGTATCGTGATTACGATTCATGGTTTTTTGGTATATCAGGTTATTGCGTTTGTTATTGGTGCGGACTTGCATTCGCGCTTTTTTTAGCTCTACATCTTCGGGGGTCTGGGTTCTAAGCGTGTCATAGTTGCTTGTGGCAAGTTTGCGTAGCAGCTCAACGTCTTTTTCTGGCGGTTGATCCCAAAGTCTTTCACTGACCTTGGGTAAAAAACTCGCAACAAAAACACGTACCCTGATTGTCCAAGGTAGACCGTAATGGGGAATGCGCTTTAGTTTCGGCTCGCACTCAAAAAACTCTTTACCTGTGATGGCTTTGAACATGAGCGTGGCACCTGAAACTCGCCTGTCCATCCGCCACGCTTTGATAAGACAGGCATCCCAGTATTCTTGGGGGCTGCTCGGCAAGTTCATCTCATCACCCACCACAAAGCCAAGCAAAACAACGCCGTGATGTACAGGACAATCGCAGACGCAGCGGTTGCCCGCCGCCCCAGTCTCTCCTCCAGCAGCTTACGCTGCAAGGTCTCCATGTCTCGTGACATCTCGTACCTCCTTGGTGGCTCATAGCGTGAACCAATAAGCACCTTGCCGGTGTTAAAGGGTAAGGGTCTGGTGCTCATACCACCCCCGTGAACAGGACGCGCAGTCGTTGTTTAAATGACAGCTTGGGTTCTGGCCCAACGTATTGGACTTTGACGTTTTGCAACTCAGGCTTCATGGGCGCAAAATTTTCAGCACGTTGGAGCCGCAAAAATTCATTTGCAGCTTCCAAGTCCTTTTGATGTCTTTCCAACGCAGCCTTCTGCTTGAAGGGCTTCAGTTCTTGCTGCTTCTTGTCGTGATAGTTCTGGTTGTACACACACTGAACGTCGCAGCCAATCATTGCAGCGATCTGACTGGCTTTGTACCCTTGCTCTCGCAGTATGCGGATGCGCGACGCCAGGGTGGGCGGCTTGGCCTTGCGCTTGGTCTTAGCCTTTGGCTTGGGGATTGCCTTGCCCAGTTTCGAGTTCAATGAGTTTGTCGATGTAGTGTCTTGCTTTGCGTAAGTCATTTATTCCTCCTTTGTGTTTCCAACGGCTCAGGTACTTGACGGCATTGCCATCGAAGTAACCCAGGCCCCAGTCGTGGATGACATCCCACGTTTCGTAGTTGAATTGCTTGTAGTGGGTTCCACCCACTTGCGTTTCGTTGGCTGACAAAATCGTTTCTCCAGTAAAAACGCCCTGCTGTTGCAGAGCGTGAAGAGTGATGCGACTACCTCCTTCTTTACTCAGTGCGCCAGACGCGGATGCCGTCAGACACGGTTGCAGTTTGGAACTTGGCTTCGTACTTCTCAAGGAAAGCCTTCTTGGCCACCATGAACTTCCTGCGCCAATTCTCGGTTTCTTTTTTATTGGTAGGGTCACACGCAATTAAGAAGGAGTCACCTACATCCATTTCAATCAACGGAAACGGTGTGGGTTTACGCCCCTTGCGGTTGACCACTGGCGGGATGCCAGACTCTACTACAAATGCCATGTAACTACTCCTGTATTACGTTGGTGTCAAGACGCTTCAATATAGCACTTGCAGTAGCGCCAAGCAATTCCAACTTTTCTTCTAGGGTTTCTTTACCTGTCTCAAACCAGTAGGTACCTAGCATCTTAGTTCCTATACCAGGAATCTGTACGCCATAACCGGCTACATCCAAAATGTGCATGCCCTCTCGCATCCACTTGGGTAATTCAAATTTGGCGGATTTGAGTCTATGAATAGCTCTGGCTTTGTTACCTCCGTAATAAGGTGGGTACACCGTAATCTCACACCACTGCCCCTCGGAGTCTTCATACAAAGCCACGCGGTAAGTCGTGTCTGGGTCGCGTTCACCAAGCATACTGTTCCTTTCTAGGGACCGGGTGTCAAAGAGACACCGAAAAATTAAATGGGGACATAAAGAGTCTTGCCGCTCGGGGCTACGATACCCTTGGTGCTGACGCACCACAACACAGGCGCAGACCATCCGTCGCCGCCCCAGTCATGCTCGACGTAACCATCCGTGAAGATGATGATGCAGTCAGGCTTGATGTCTCGGGAGTTCATGTAGTCCAGCATCGAGCGCACGCGGGTGCCGCCGCCACCCTTGGGCTTGGTCACTTGAGTCAACTGCTCCACAGCATCGGCCTCATACGTCTCGTGTCCTGCAACTTGATAGTCCCAGTAAATCACATCGACGCACTCAGGTCGAACGGTATCGCACGCGCCCTTGATCTCAGACAACGCACGCTGAAGTTGTGTGTCGCCTATGCTGCCTGATGTATCGACGCCGATGGTGATGCGCTTGGCTGCCTCGGTGTAGCGGGATGGCATCTTGATACCCTTGCTCATCCAGCGCCTGGACAACCTGCGCCACGTGGACAGATCGTTGCCTGATGCGTGTGTCTTCACGAAGTCTTGCAACACTTCTTGCCAATCAACGCTAACCTCCATCAGCGAATCGAGCATGCGGTTGGCGCTGCCTGCAACCTTGCCAGCCATGATGGCACCCTGGCGAATCGCCGTGTCGATCTGGGCATGTAGCTGCTTGACCTCATCATCGCTCATCTGTGCAGGGCCGCCACTCGTGTCGTGCTCGTCGAACTCCTGCGCTTGGCCACCTGATGCGCTACGAACGGGAGCACCGTTACCTTTGCCAGCACCGGGTTGACCGGGGCCGGGCTTGCCTTGTCCAGGCTGACCGTTGCCTGGGTTGGGCTTGTTGGCTGCACCTTGCTGCTTGAGCCTGCGATATACCTCGCCCGTATCCATGCCATCGTACTGATGATCAAGCGCAGCATGGGGCCAGATCGTGATGAAGGCATCGCCACCCTGTACCAGCGTCTCATCGAGCAGGTTGTTGATGATGATATCGGTGGCAGTGTTGGCGGTCTGGGCATCCTCGTCGAACAGATGCTTCCACATCGTCATATGCATGAACATCAGATGGAAGTACTCATGCAAGATTACGAAGCGCAGCGTTGCATCGTCGATGCTGTCCACGAACGCACGGCCAAACATCACGTCACGCCCGTTGGTCGCAGCCGTAGGTATGTCAGACACCACACGCCACTCACCGATCATGAGCACGCTGGCTACACCCAGGCAACGATCCTCCTGCATGATCTTGGTACGTTGGCGCAGGATGCGCTCTTCTGCTGTCATTGTGGTTGGTTGAAACATACTGGCCTCACTTCATGATCCAATGATTGGCGTTCACCCAATCGGTGAACTGTTTGATGCTGGCACACTTGGCTGCCTTGGCCGGAATCTTGAGCACGCCACGGGCGAAGATGCACTGCATCTCCTTGGGCAAACGCTCGATGTACTCCAGCACAGGGATGAGCGTCTCGGGTGTGACGCGGGTGATGGCACGATGCACCGTCATCATCATGGCTGCTGCGTTGTTCTTAGGCACAGGCGCAACGTCAGGTGCGTTGATGATCGTGTCCCAGGCAGGGAGCTTGTCAGCCAAGTCAACGAACGCCATCAGGTCAAGCGCGGCACGGGGTCCGATGTTGCCAGCAATCGCTGCCAGGGTCACTGCGTTATCGCCCACTGCACTGCGCCGATCCTCACGCAACTCAAGCGATGAGAGGAACAACGAGCGAGGAGTCACGAACGACTTGCGCTGCTCCTTGGGGTGGAATATCACCGGGTTGTCAGCCGGGTCCTCTACGTCCTCGAACGACTGGAACAGCGACGGGGTCTCGTTCGCCCACGCCAGCATCGCATGGTGTACGCCATGCTCCAGCGCCCACTCGATCCACTCGGTGTTGTTTGCGAAGCGCATCTTGAGGAACGACACACGGTTGCGTGCATGGGGTTGGAACAGATCGCCTACACCTTCAGCGCCCAGGTTGGTCGCACCCATGACGATGCTACCCTCAGGCAGGGGCTTCATACCTACACGATGCTCAAGCATGATGGGCAGCAGGGCGTTCTGCACAGGGCGTGGTGCCTTGCCGATCTCATCGAGCAGGATGAACATGGGCTTGCTGCCGTCACCCACGAACAACACGTTAGGCAGGAACCGTGTGACCATCTGCTCACGATCCGTGTCAGGAACCTGAATGTCACCCACGTCAAGCTGCGTGCAGTCCACTGTAATGTAGTTGTACTTGTCACCCACCAGCGTGCGGACAACCTGCGGGATGCTGGACTTGCCTGAACCCATCGGCCCTTCAACGATGTAGGTCTTGTCCATGCCGTTGACAGAGATGAGCTTGGCGATCTGGTTGATTGATAGACGTAAGTCCATGGTATCTCTCCTTGTTTAACTGGTTAAATTACAGTGCGAACTTGTCGATGATGTTTTGCATCGCACTGCGGGTGGACTCTTGCAACGCTTTGCTTTCTTTCAGTGAATCAATGTCGATGCGAGTGAGCGTGCGCTCCAGCATCTGTCGTGCCTCCTCTAGCTTGGGGTCGTTGGTGATATTGAGATCGCGCAGCAGGCCACACAACTCAAGCCCCTGGTCCAGCATAGACTCGTGCAGCTTGGGACGGCGTGCCTTCTTGATGGTGACCTTGAGCACGTTGCCCTCGTCGTCTACCTCCTTGATCTCTTCGGTGGCATCGGGGTCATGCTTGAGCACGGCATCCATACGTTCACGCACCCACTCAACTTGCTGCTTCACGCGGTCCCACGTACTGGCCAAGGCAGCAGCCACACGCGCCTCGACGATACCCTCATGCCGGGTCTGCAATTCCTGCAACGCTTCGGTGGCAATGTCTAGACGGAAGTCGCCAGCCATGGGGATGGGCGAGACCACAAGGTTGAAGTAGAACTTGTCCTTGATCTGACTCTCGGGCGGGTACTCGCTGCGATCAAAGAATGCACCGTTCTCAAACGCTTGCTTGCTGACCTCGGTGGTGTACACGTTGCAGAATATCTGCACCAGATCGTTGAAGCGTTTCTCATACTTGGCAGCGTCGGCCATGATCTCCATGTACGAAGAGGTTGTGATGATGCGCCCGCCGTTGTCATCCCATGGCAGCGTGACGTTGTTGTACCAGTGGCGCACCTCACCACGCAAAGACTTGATCGCCTCCAGTGCAGGTGACTCACTGAACAGATGCTTGTGCACGGATGCAGCACGCTTGGAGCGTGCGCCCTTGGCAGCGCCAACCTCGGCCTCAGTCTTCTTGTCTTTCTTGCGTGCCTCCCACACGCCGATATTCAGGTAGCCCAGCATGGATGCTGATGCGATGGATGGAAGGTTCGCTATAGCTGCGTTCTTATTCATGATTACTCTCCTTGGAATGTGATGAAGCAAACTTGGTTAACCCCGTAAGGGCGAAGCTCAATTATATCACTATTGTCTATGGTTATACAACGATGGCCTGACCATCCGATCTCACGCTTTACCCTACGCACAATGGAGTACGTAGACAGGCAATCAATCACGTCAATGACGTGTCGTTTAACCCACGAGTAATTGGCCTCGTGTCCGAACGTGTCAGTGACTTCGATGTTGACTTTCATGTGTTCTCCTTTCAAGCCTGATACTTCAGCTTTGCATGGGCAGCGTCGTAAATCTCATCGACAAGTGATGAGCGTCCACTGAACAGGAACTCTGCGTCGTACCCGTCGCAGGTTAGCCAAAGAAAGTTAATGTCAGCAGGATCGCCGGGATGCTCTGCCGTTGCAGGTGTACTGGGAAGGTAGGCGACCTCTGCCTTGAAGAGCAGACCCAGTGCGTTGAATGTGATCTTCATTTGCTTCCTCCTTCGCTCTGCTTTTTCTGCCACTCTTTGTAGTCCATCGCTTGCTCGTACGCATCTTGAAAGTGGTCTTTGAACGCCTGCATGAGGATCGCTTTGTTGCTGCTATCTGCGATGTGCCACAGTTGGGCAAGCGTGCGGTTGAACGATCCGCCGCAGCGGTCGAAGTGTGCACAGGCGGTGTACATCATCTTTTCAGTTAACTTCATTTGCTTTCTCCTTCATTGCGTTTCATCCAATACTCTCTTGCCCACATCGCCTGGAGCAGGGCAAGTCCGGCATAGTCCACAGTGATCAGGTTGTCACGTTGCGCCCTGTCCACTGCAAACTTGGTGCGCCGAGCCATGTACTCATGGAACGGCAGGTCAAACAACTCATTCATTTCGCTTCTCCTTGTTTAACTGGTTAAACTCAGTGCATCTGTGCTGTGTCGCACAGTTCATCAAGCAAATACAGGGCAGGTTCACCGCCCCATAGCTTGTCTTCTACATGCTCCAGCACCTCGTCGGTCAGGGCATGGCGGTTGATCATCTTCTTGGCAAACTCCACATCCTGTGGGTAGATGTGCTTGGCAAGCAAGCGCACCAGTGGACCCGTGGCTCCGCGCAGTGCGTCGTCCAGGGCATCGAGTAACTCATCCTCTAGTGTGTACTCACCTCGCTGGGTGGGGTGCCACTCACCCCATGCTTCATACGTACTCTCCTGCACCATGGGGTCACGCTCGGTGGGCAGCGCATCCCAGTCGATACGCACGGCAGCATCAGCCAGCCGCTCCAGGTACTGCACGTCAAGCGATTCGCCTGCACCATGCGCCCCAGCGTAGCCGACCGAGACGTTGGTGCACTCGGGGATGAAGTCAACGAACTCTGCGGTGTCAGTGTAAATACCAGTATCGTCAGGTGATAGCAGCAGGAAGTCAGGGTGTACATCATTGAGCGCAGTCGCAAGCGCAGCGGCGAACGTATCGGAGCAGCACCGACCCCAGCCTTGGTGCGTGATCACATCAGTCATACCCTTGCGATCGAACGCGATGGCACGATCAAACTCCATGAGCATCTCATTGTCGTGGTCAGCGAGGTGCTTGGCACCGATGCCGCCGCACTCCTCACCCTGGGTGAAGATGTAGTAGCCCGGCACATCAGACCAGAGCATGTGAAACAGCAAGGCTACACCTGCGCCGTCATCTGCACCGAGGCACGAACCACCGGCTGCGCTCCACGTTTGTGCAGTCTTGGCCACAGGGTTGGCACCGTCTTGTCTGTGCACCGAGTCCAGGTGGGCGACGAACAGCGTGCGGTTGGTCTGGGCTTTGCGATTGTCGATGTGCAGGTTGTCCGCACTGTCGAGGAAGATATAAGGTTGGCATCGCTCGGGCAAGTTGTCAGTCAGCCACATCATGAGTTCCCATACACCTGCGCCACCATGTGGGCGAGCCAGGGTCAATGCACGATCAAGTGCAGCGTAGAGTTTGGTTGTGTTCATACTTCCTCCGATTGTTCTTCCAGATATTCCTTGGCCGTATCACTGTCGGGGTGATAAGTCTGCCCATCGATCTCGACATACTCTTCATCGTTGCTGTACCAGTCACCTGAGTCAGCGCACTGCCATGCCTCGTCTTGGTGTTCGTAGTCACCATTGGCAAGCTCGACGATCTCGTTATCTTCCAGATAATCCAAGTCGTAGTACTCGTCCTGCGAGTCGATGTAAATCACTTCGCTTTCATGGGCGTAGTACCGACTACCACGTCGACCGTATGCCATGCGGTAGTTGTTATCGCAGCATCTCTCGCAGACATGTCGATCCTCGCAGCGACCAACCCAGTACCCATCGCCCTCATCGAACCGTTCTTCGCAGTCCTCACAGATCTCGCCTGCGTTGACCGTACCGTCGGTGTTCGTGCACTCATACTCACCGCCCGATGTGATGCGCAAGTACCGCTCACCTGACTCATACCGTATGTCCACGCTCTGCACTGAGCCGTCAAGATACGGAGCGACGAACCCGTTACCATACCGAGGCTCGATGTAGTCCAGCGTGCAGTCTTCCCAATCATCGCGCTTCTCGTAACCCTGGTCCTTGAGCCACGCCTCCAGCGTCTCGTCGGTGTAGCTATACCCATCGCCCTTCTTGTACGAGCGAACGAAGAACTTAGCCTCGCCGTCATCCATGCACAGGGCACGGCCTACTGTGTCGTCAGCATCCACACGCACCGCCATGTGCCAACCACGCGCCGGGTTGTAGACGTTGTACGGGTGCTCCTCGGGGTTGCGCCACTCCTTGGCCATGCACGAGCCTGGGCCACGCAGCAGGTGGAAAAGCATCTCAGCCATTGTGTGCACAAGTTTGCACGACTCAGGCGCAGCCAGGGCTACGAGGTCACGGATCTTATGGTCAGGCATGCCGGGAAAATGTCGCGTTAAGTACTTGCCCAGTGTGGTCACGGTCTGCCGATCTGCCTCGCCCGAACGCTCGTCACGGGTATACGCTACCTTGGCACGAGCCCCATCGTCTGGGATGTGGGGATACTCAAGGGTCAACTGGTGCCAGTCAGCAGGTACATGACCTGCATCAAGTGCACGGATCACAAACGGATGCAGCTTGGCTTGGGCACGCTCTCGTGCATACCATGAACGGTATTTCGAGATGATAAAAGCCAGTTCAAAAACACGGTTCGTAGACTCTGCGGTATTCATATTAACTCTCCTGTTTAACTGGTTAAATTAACTCTGCGGTTTTGGTCTTCATTCTTTCTCTCCGGTCATTTCATACAGTTCATTGAGCCGCCGATGCACTGACTCAAGCAAGGTTTGCACGTGGTTACGCTTGCTAAGACTGTCTAGGTTATTCAGTGCAAACTTCACGCGGTCACGCATACTGGCAAGCTCGATGTGCCATTGGTACTCTTGTCCTTCGTCCATCTCATCTCTCCTTCGCAGCACCATGCTGCCTTAAAGCACCAGCCTTAAGGCAGGGGACCGTATCCCCTGCGGTTTATGTGCCGACCGTTTCGCGGGAAGCTATTACTCACACTGTCAGATGTTCCGCCCCAACGGTGGCCCCGCCGTGACTGTCACATTCCACCCACCACAGGGACGACTTACGCAAGACACACAGGTCTGCTACGTTGAAGTGATAAGGCAGCCGAACGTCGTACCCAGGGATCACTCCCTGCGCTTGTGTACGCTTAGACGCACACCTAGTTCTGACAGCGTACTGAATAGCTACGCTATGGCAGCCGGGTGCTAACCGGCTGCGCTGATGATGAATTGTTAAAGAGTGGTTGAGTTATCTGGAGATAAACCCCGTCGATAAATAAATCCCAACCAGACTCTATTATGCCATATAACGTAGGGTTTGTCAACCCCCTAAAGCGTCATACCATTTCGTCTTATGCGTCGCATCCCATTCCTTCCAGCGTCTGCGCATGTCGTCAGTGTCCATCGCGGCTTTGAGGCGTAGCCTGTCCCCGGTGCCCTCGATCATGCGCTGGGCCATACGTGACATGAGCAGCACGTTGCTCGGTGCGGCAGGTTTGTCCACATCTTTACGCCCCACACGCACCGACGCCAGCGCGTTCGGACTGTCGTAGTTCAGCGGTATCCCAAGCACCGGGCAGACGGTTGGCAGTTCGCCTCGCACGTACAGATCAGTGATCTTGAACGAACAGACCATGCGCTCGGGGTTGCTTCGGACGCGGTTACATGCACGCTTGACGGCAGCATACCTGGGGTCCATCCTGCGCAGCTTGGACGCGCTGTCTTGAGCAGCGGCTGCCTTCTTGGGCGGAGCGATCTTGATACCGGCTGCGCCGAGGGCTTTCTTGATGGTCATGGGTTTGGCATCAAACTCCAGTGCGATGCGTGACAGGATGGCGGCCTGAGTCCAATCCTTCTTTTCCAACTCACCATAACGCGAGAGCATGGCGTCGGTGCGCATGTCGCGCCGAGCGGCGTCGTGGTGTTTGCCTGTCATTGCACGTGCAACGGCTATGCCCTGAATCATTAGACTGCATGATTGGGGCCACTCTAGGGGGATTTCGGACTGATGGGCATCGGGCGGGACGTGCTGTGTCAGCAATAGGAAGTCTTTATACCAAGCCCATTTCGCCATGAATTTGCCTAGGAACATGACGTAGTCTTCGCTTCCACGCATTATCGGCAGGGGCAATCCATGAACGGCCTTTAGATTTAAGGAGTTGGAGCGAAATCTAGGACGCAAATTCTGATCAAGGTAAACCCTGAGTACAAGGTATTCGGGAGTGCAAAAATTCATATTGTTCTCGCTGTTCTTAAAAGTTCCGGTGTTGGGAACGGAGAGGAGGGAAGGCAAGTGCTTGTGGGGGCACTTGATTATGGGGGGTGGGCGTGGAAGTTTTGCATTGTTCTGTTGTTTCGGAAATCAATAGGCGGCTGGAAGGGGGGTAGGGTCAAAACCCGGAAAATTCTACTCCCGAAAAGAAAAAAGCGTACTAGGGTCAAACCCTACTTCTTCTCCTCATCCTCTTACTCATATATATAGAACTTGGAACAATTAAAGCACACTGCTTTTTTCAAGCTGTGCATCAACAACTTAGCGCACTGCCTCCGTTCCAACTCGAAAGAACTGTTCGGAACATTCGGAACAACAACAAAAACACAGTTTAACGCGTTAAACTCCCCCCGACACCCGGTCCCGCGCAGAATAATGCCCTGCGCTTATCCACGCACGCTATTGCGTGTCAGTTATCTGGAGATAACTCGGTCTGGCTCGCGTGGTGGCCTGCGCCGTCGCGCCCGCGTGCTGGCGTGCTAGCCTCGCGTGCTAGCCTCGCGTGCTAGCCTCGCGTGCTAGCCTCGCGTGCTCTTGACACCCGGTCCCTGCCTCAAAAAGCAGGGACGAAAAAAAGCCCCGCCGAAGCGGGGCTGGGTTAGGGTTGGAAGGTCAAGCCTTCACTGCATCGGGTCCGGGGGTTTGCGCTACCTTGATAGAGCGGAGAATCGCAAGCATGGCGGACAAGTGATCTTCCAATTCGGTGAATTGTGAACCCATGGGGACCCCGAGTTTGGTGCGAATCGCCATGATATTTTGCAGCGCTGCAATCGCCGTTTCCCTTGGGTTGACCTGCGCATCATTCGCAGCCGGTACGCTAGGTGTTGCGGTGGCCTTGTCGACACTCTCCGCCTTGCTCGGGCGGCCACCTTTCGCGCCTTGGGTTGGGACCGCAAGGTCCGACAACAATTCATTATTCAATGAACGATCAGAGTCTAAAATCGCTTGCAAAAACTTTGGGTCCGCCTTTGCAACCCTGCGAAGGTTCGATGGGAAGGCCCGAGGGATAACCTCGCCCGCCTCTTCGAATCCCCCACGGGCCGCCTCGATAACGTCTTCCACATGGGCTCCACCTTGCAAGGCGAGCATGGCGGCACGGGTTAGGCCCGTCCCTGCACTAGCGTACACTCTCGCGGCATCGACCACATTCGACAACAAAGAAACGATAACAGATTGTTTCGACATTTTAACTCTCCGGTTTTGATTGATGAAACGTAGGATCAAATGCCCTACACTATTGGAATGATAGTGTTTGTTGTGTTTATCTCCGGATAACCCCACCCATCCCCCACCCCCCGGCTATGGTTCGGGACTCCGCCGCGCCGCTGTCGCTGTATTCCACTCCCCCAAGTACCAAAAACTTAGCGACGCTGCAAAAATAAAAGACATACCCCCCTACGCATTTTTACCCAAGCTAAATACCCCCAAATATAGGAACACCCCCCGGGTAGGAGTCCCAGGTACTTGCACCCGCTTTTATTTTTGTATATGCTGCACACGCAATGATTACCTGTCACGCAGAAGAATTCGTGCCAATCACCGTGGGGCTGCAAGAACCCTACGGAAATATCCGTGATAAAGCACGCGCAGCTTGCAATGCAGCCAAGCTTTTGCAAGACGAAGGCTATGAGGGTGAAGATGCCAGCTCAAAGGACTTTGAGTTCAGCCTAAAAACGCTTGTCACTGACATGGCAGCAGGTAAGGAAGTCGCTGCTGCGCGGATTGATCCCCTGATTCAGACCCCTTCAGGTGCAATCGAGGTCAATGCGGTGCTCACTGCGTTCGATATGGCTGTGGTACAAGATGCCAAGCGCATCAGAAACTACGTCACGAACAAGCTGATCCTGGAATCAGAGAACATGGATGCGCGAATTCGCATCAAAGCCCTGGAAATGTTGGGCAAAATCAGCGATGTGGGCCTGTTTAGCGAGCGCACGGAAGTCACCATCAATAATCGATCCACGTTGGAGCTTGAAAACACACTCAAAGACAAGCTGCGTCGCTTGATGGGCACGGATACTGCCGAGGATGTACAAATTAACCCCATGCCCGTGGTCGATCCGGTCAAAATTGATGTGGATAACGCTCTAGGCGACCTGTGATAGACGCCCTTGGTCTAAATACCCTGACTGCGCATGAGCTAAAACTCCTGCACGACAACATTTCGTCGTTTTCACCTGAAGAACAGGTGCAGATTCTGGCGATTTCAGAAGAATTGGAGCGCAGAGCACAGTCAAAACGCTGCCAAAACGACCTGATTGAGTTCTGCAAACACATCGACCCCACGTATATTGTTGCAGCGCACCACAGAAGGCTGGCAGAACTGCTGGTTGAGATTGCTTACGGCAACAAAGACCGTATTGCGGTGTCCGTACCCCCTCGGCATGGCAAATCTCACCTCGTTTCGACACTATTTCCAGCGTGGTTTCTAGGTAAATTCCCTGATAAAAAGGTGCTGATGGTGTCAAACACCACAGATTTGGCGGTTGATTTTGGGCGCAAAGTGCGTAACATCATCGCTGACTCCAAGTACCAATCCATCTTTCCGGGGGTGTCCCTTGCAGCAGACTCCAAAAGCGCCGGACGTTGGTCTACTAATCGTGGTGGTGAGTACTTTGCCACTGGCGTTGGTTCTGCTTTGGCGGGTCGCGGTGCTGATCTGTTGCTGATTGACGACCCCCATGATGAGCAGGATCTGCTCGCAGGGAACTTCGATGCACTGGAGAAAGCCTACCAGTGGTTCATGTTTGGAGCACGAACCCGTCTGATGTCTCAAGGCCGTGTGGCGGTGGTGCACACCCGCTGGCATCAGGATGACTTGATCGGCCACTTGGTCAGGGACGCTGCTAACAACCCCAAGGCTGACCAGTACGAAGTCTTTGAGTTTCCGGCCATATTGGAAACCGCCACTGGACAAAAAGCTCTATGGCCCGAGAAGTTTGATCTGGATGCGCTGGAGCGTACCAAGGCGTCAATGCCGTCATTCCAGTGGAACGCGCAGTACATGCAGTCCCCCACCTCGGAAGAAGCTGCAATCATCAAGCGCGAATGGTGGGTGCCCTGGACGTCAGAGGATGCCCCGTCGTGCGAGTACGTGATCATGACGCTGGATGCGGCAGCGGAGAAACATAACCGGGCGGACTACACGGCGCTGACGACGTGGGGGGTGTTTGTCGATGACAACCTCACTGGGGGTGCGTCCCACCTCATACTGCTCAACGCGATCAACGTGCGGGTGGAGTTTCCTGAGCTAAAAGAGCTGGCGTTCAGGGAATGGAAAGATTGGGAACCGGACTCGTTCATTGTGGAAAAGAAATCCGCCGGGACGCAGTTGTACCAAGAACTCAGGCGTATTGGGATACCAGTTCAAGAATTCACTCCCCACAGAGGCACAGGCGATAAAGTTGCCCGTTTGAACGCTGTGGCCGATATACTGCGCAGTGGGATGGTCTGGTATCCACAAGGGCGTAGATGGGCTGAGGAACTTATCGAACAGTGCGTGGCGTTTCCATACGGGTCAAATGATGACTTGGTTGACTGCACATCCATGGCACTGACACGGTTTAGACAGGGTGGGTTCATCAGCTTGCCAAGTGACTACCGGGACCGCGATTATTTTGCGCACCGTAGGGTGGCGTACTACTGAGGATAACCATGGCAACAAACATTGACCGCGCTCTGACGCCATTCAATCCCGAAGATATGGGTGAAGAACCCGCGTTGGAAATTGAGATTGAAGACCCTGAATCAGTCACCATCGGCATCGATGGACTTGAGATTCAGCTTGGGGCTGAGGAAACTCCAGAAGGTGAGTTTGATGCCAACCTCGTTGATGAGATTGACTCAGGTGCATTGGCTACCTTGGCCAGTGAATTGGTCTCAGACTACGACAATGACCTCAGCAGCCGCAAAGATTGGGAAGAGACCTATGCCAAGGGTTTGAAACTGCTGGGTCTGAAGTACGAAGAGCGCACCGAGCCGTGGTCGGGAGCTTGCGGGGTGTTCTCTCCCATCTTGACGGAAGCTGTTGTTCGGTTTCAGTCTGAGGCCATCACTGAGCTGTTCCCCGCTTCAGGTCCGGTAAAAACCCAAATCATCGGCAAGCAGACCCGTGAGAAGGAAGAAGCCGCCGAGCGTGTCCAGGATGATATGAACTACCAGTTGACTGATGTCATGGTGGAGTATCGGCCTGAGCATGAAAAGATGTTGTGGAACCTGCCGATCTCAGGCAGTGCGTTCAAGAAGGTCTACTACGACCCGAGCTTGCAGCGGCAAGTCTCTATGTTTGTTCCGGCAGAAGACATCGTCCTGCCGTATGGGGTCTCAGAGATATTTTCTGCACCGCGCATCACCCACCGGATGCGTAAGTCCAAAAACGACATCACGAAACTCCAGGTTGCTGGGTTTTATGCAGATGTTGAATTGGGCGAGCCGTCAAAAAATATCGATGAGATTCAGAAAAAGAAGGACGAAGAAACTGGGTTCTCAGCTTCGTATGATGACCGGTTCCTCCTGCTAGAGGTCCATGTTGAGCTCAACCTTGAAGGGTTTGAGGACAAAGATAAGCACGGTGAACCTACTGGCATTGCGCTGCCGTATGTCGTTACGATCATCAAAGATACGCAGCAGATTCTCTCAATCCGCCGTAATTGGTACGAAGATGACGTTACCAAGCATAAGCGTCAGCACTTTGTCCATTACCAGTACATCCCTGGGTTCGGTAGTTATGGCTTTGGTTTGATCCACCTGATTGGTGGTGCTGCCAAGAGCGCCACATCCCTGACCCGTCAGTTGGTTGATTCGGGTACGCTGAGTAACTTGCCCGGTGGCTTGAAGGCTCGGGGACTGCGTATAAAGGGTGACGATACACCGATCGCTCCTGGGGAATTCCGTGATGTAGATGTTCCGTCTGGCACTGTGCGTGACAACATCATGCCGTTGCCCTACAAGGAGCCAAGCCAGACGCTGCTTGCGTTGCTCAATCAGATCGTTGAAGAAGCACGGCGGTTTGCTGCCACTGCGGATATGCAGATCAGCGACATGAGCGCACAAGCTCCGGTGGGTACGACGCTGGCTATTCTTGAGCGTCAGTTGAAAGTGATGTCGGCGGTTCAGGCCCGCATGCACTACAGCATGAAGCAAGAGCTTCAGTTGTTGGCGGCGATCATCCGTGATTACACGGACGACAGCTATTCGTATGAGCCTGATGGGGAAGAAGGCGCTCGCGCCAAGCGCAGTGACTACGACACGACGGAGATTATTCCTGTCAGTGATCCCAACGCAGCCACGATGAGTCAGCGTGTGGTGCAGTATCAAGCTGCGCTGCAACTTGCCCAGATGGCTCCGCAGATTTACAACCTGCCCCAGCTTCACAGGCAGATGTTGGACATCCTTGGGATCAAGAACGCCGACAAGATCGTTGAGTTGCCAGAAGACAAGAAGCCGCAAGATCCCGTGTCCGAGAACATGGATGTGCTGCGTGGCAAACCAATTAAAGCGTTTGCGTATCAGGACCACGAAGCTCATATGGCTACGCACCAGTCGTTTATGCAGGACCCAAAGATTGCTGCTGCGATTGGACAGAACCCTGCTGCACAACAGATGATGTCTGCGTTGATGGCGCATATCGCTGAACATGCGGCGTTTGCGTATCGTGCACAAATTGAGATGGCGCTGGGTGTACCGTTGCCTGCACTTGATGCGGATGATGAAGCACCTGTCAGCATGCAGGACGAGAAGAATCTTGCCCCGCTAATTGCCGCCGCTGCGCAGCGCACGATGGTCCAGAACCAAGCAATGGCTGCGCAGATGCAGGCGCAACAGCAGATGCAGAATCCTGAGCTTCAAATGGCGCAGGCTGAACTGCAAATTAAGCAGGCGGAAACACAGCGTAAAGCCCAGAAAGATAGCGTGGATGCACAGATTGCTGCCCAGCGTCTTCAACTGGAGGGCCAGCGTATTGCGGTGGATGCGCAAAAGACCATGGCTAAAGCCAACATGGATAAGCAAGCCAAGGATGCTGACCGCGCCGCAAACGCGCAGCTTGAATTGATCAAACACATGAGTCGCAACTCTCAACCTAAGGTTAGATGATGGAAGACATTGCTTCACTCAGGATTCTTCGCGCAAAAATTAGAGAACGTATGAACGATACCGCTGATGCCCTTGCGGGTGGCAGCGCCAAGGATTTCGGTGACTACCGGAATCTCTGCGGGGTTATTCACGGGTTGGCCCTTGCAGAGCGTGACTTACTAGACCTGCAAAACTCTATGGAGCAAGCTGAAGATGAGTGAAATACTCCTTTCAACCGGTGAGGAAGCAATTCCCACTGTACTTCCGGAAACGGCTGAGGAAAAAGCAAAGCAGCTTCCGATGCCTTCAACCTATCACCTCCTATGTGTATTACCGGAGATTGATGACAAATACGACAGCGGGCTGGTTAAATCCGGCCAGACCATGCACTTTGAAGAAGTGATGTCGCCTGTTTTGTTTGTGGTTGCCATGGGGCCTGACTGCTACAAAGACCCACTGCGTTTCCCAAGCGGCCCGTCTTGTAAGACGGGGGACTTTATTTTGGTTCGTCCAAATACCGGGACTCGGGTCAGGATTCACGGACGTGAATTCCGAATCATCAACGACGACAGCGTAGAGGCAGTTGTTGAAGATCCACGTGGTATCAGCCGCATATAAGGAGCGCATCCATGGCAGAGATGGAAAAAACAGAATTTGAGTTTCCTGATGAGAAGCAACAAGAGGCTCCTGCAACACCAGAAGTAGAAGCTAAGGGTAAACCCGAAGAAGCAGATATTGAGATCGTTGATGACACTCCCGAAGAAGACCGTGGGCGTAAACCACTTGCTAAAGAAGTGGTGGATCCAACGGATGATGAGCTTCAGGATTACAGCGAAAAGGTTAAATCCCGTATCAAAGAACTGACGCATGCTCGTCATGACGAGCGCCGCGCTAAAGAAGCTCTTTTACGGGAGAAAGAGGAAACCATTCGATTAGCTCAGAATGTTCTTGAGGAAAATAAAAAACTCAAAGAACGGCTGTCGAAGGGGGAAAGTACCTTTGTGTCTCAGGCACAACGGTTGGCTGAAGTTGAGGTTGAAAAGGCTAAAGCAGCGCTTAAAGCAGCACATGAAGCTGGTGATACTGAAGCGTTTGTGGAGGCCCAGGCGGCTTTGAATAAGGCCGTTTACGTGCAGGAGCGCGTAAAAGCAATTAAACCGACCCCCTTGCAAAAGGAAACTGAGTCTGATAATGTCCAGACTCAACAGGCCCAGCAACCGCCAGTTCCGCAAGTTGACCAAAAAGCACTTGCTTGGAGGGAACGGAATTCGTGGTTTGGGGATGACGATGAAATGACAAGTTTCGCGCTCGGCCTGCACAATAAACTTGTCAAAGCTGGTTACGATACGAAGTCGCAGGAATACTACGATGCCATCGATAATCGGATGAAACAGGTCTTCCCCGACCACTTCAAACCCGTCGAGAAATCTGACGAGCCTCCAGCAAAAAAACCCGCTACGGTTGTAGCGCCATCAAATCGATCTACGTCGGCCACAAAAATTAGGCTAACGCAATCGCAAGTAAACATCGCAAAACGGCTTGGTGTTCCTCTGGAACTCTATGCTAAAAAAGTTGCGGAACAAATGAGGGATCAAAATGGCTGAACGTATTTCCCGCGAAATGGATTCACGGATCAAGATGGAGCGACCAAAACAATGGATGCCCCCTGAGACGCTGCCTTCTCCTAACCCGGAGCCAGGGTATGCGTTTCGTTGGATTCGTGTCAGCACGCTTGGGACTGATGATCCCAGCAATGTCTCCTCAAAACTCCGCGAAGGCTGGGAGCCTGTAAAAGCTTCTGAACACCCGGAGATCCAATTGATGGGCAGTGGTTCCAAGAACCGTTTCCCAGACAGCATTGAGATCGGAGGTCTTCTGCTTTGCAAAACACCAAAGGAGTTTGCCGAACAGCGCGACGCCTACTACCAAAAACAGGCAGATGGGCAGATGCAATCGGTAGACAACACTTTCATGCGCGACAACGATCCTCGGATGCCTCTGTTTAAAGAGCGTCGCTCAGAGGTTTCGTTTGGTCGCGGTACACCTCAATCATAGGAGTCTTAAATGGCTTACCCGACTGTTTCTGGGCCTTACGGCCTAAAGCCGGTCAATCTGATCGGCGGGCAGGTCTTTGCGGGTTCTACCCGTAGCTTGCCCATCATGTACGGCTACAGCACGAACATCTTCTACGGAGATTTCGTTAAGCTGAACCGTGGTTTCGTTGAGCGTCAAACTGTGACGACCGCTGGCGGTGCCGCCGGTATGGTTGGCATTTTCTTGGGCTGCTCGTTCACCAACCCCACGACCAAGCAGAAGCAATTCAGCCAATACTGGCCCGCCAGTACGGCTGCTGGCGATGCCGTGGCTATCGTTTGTGACGATCCTGATACTGTCTTCCAGGCAGCTATCGTGACGGCCAACGGTGGCACGACCATCGGCTCGGCTGCTATGGCTCTGGTCGGTCAGAACCTACAAGGCTCTGATCTGGCTGGCAACACCAACACCGGTGACTCGTACAACGGTCTGTTGGTTCCTGCCGCTACCACCAGCAGCGCTTATGTTGCTCGCGTGGTTGGCTTGGTGCCTGACACCGCCGCCTCTCTGGGAACGGCCACGTTCACCAGCATTGCAACTGCTACCGTCACCTGCTCGGCTTTGCCTTATGCACTGCCCGTGGGTACTGACGTTGGCTCGTTGAGCACTGCTGGCGTGTTCATCCCCAGCGGGTCGTATGTGGCTACTGCCGCTGCGGCTGGCGACACGTCCGTTGTTCTGAATGCTGCCCCCTCGGCTGCATTTGGTTCTAGCGCAACCCTGGTGTTCACTCAGTATCCTGAAGTTCTGGTTAAGCTGAACTTCGGCATCCATGAGTACTACACCGCCACCGCCGTTTAAGGAGTGATCTGAAATGGCTATTTCACGTGCCCAACTACTCAAGGAACTCCTGCCCGGCCTGAATGCGCTGTTCGGTATGGAGTACGCTCGCTACGGCGAAGAGCACAAAGAGATCTACGAAACTGAGACCTCTGAGCGCTCGTTTGAAGAGGAAACCAAGCTGTCTGGATTCTCCGCCGCTCCGGTGAAGAACGAAGGCACTGCCATTCGTTACGACAATGCGCAGGAAGCTTGGACGGCTCGCTACAACCACGAGACCATCGCTATGGGCTTCTCCATCACCGAAGAGGCGATGGAAGATAACCTGTACGACAGCCTGTCTTCACGCTACACGAAGTCTTTGGCTCGCGCCATGGCTTACACGAAGCAAGTGAAGGCTGCTGCGGTTCTGAACAACGGTTTCTCCAGCGCTGTGACCTACGGCGACGGTGTGAGCCTGTTCTCTACCCAGCACCCGCTGGTCTCTGGTGGCTACAACAGCAACCGTCCCTCCACTGGCGCTGACCTGAACGAGACTTCCCTGGAAGCCGCCGTTATTCAGATCGCTGGTTGGACGGATGAGCGTGGTCTGTTGATCGCTGCGAAGCCCAAGAAGCTGATCGTTCCGCCGAACCTGATGTTCGTTGCTACCCGTCTGTTGGAAACCAGCCTGCGTGTTGGCACCACCGACAACGATATCAACGCGCTGAAGAACAACGGTTCGATCCCTGAAGGCTACACCGTGAACCACTTCTTGACCGACACCAATGCGTGGTTCCTGACCACGGACGTGCCCAACGGTCTGAAGCACTTCGTGCGTGTGCCTCTGGCTACGTCAATGGATGCCGACTTTGACACCGGAAACAATCGTTTCAAGGCCCGTGAGCGTTACAGCTTCGGCGTGTCAGATCCTCTGGGCATCTTCGGATCGCCTGGATCGGCCTGATCAAGGGGAAACCCTTCCCAAGGGGGCCTTGTGCCCCCTTTTTCTTTTTGTTACATTGTGTTTTCCAACACGCATGGACACCGAGGCAAATTCAGTGCGAACGTCAGCGCATCTGATGAAGCTATAACCTGACGGATCAGTGTCCAGCCGTGTTGGTGCCTCTGGAGAGTGTGTGCCGACCGTTGGCCCGCAAGCGCGGTGAGCAGTGGAACTTCATGCTGAATAAGGATGCAATAGCCCTGGGTTGCGCCAGGGGCCAACAATTATTTTGAAAGGGGCCTTGCGCCCCTTTTTCTTTTGGGATATAAAGCTGCAAGTCCAAGATGTTTTCACAGCTTACTGACCGGCTTGGCGGACTTCCCTCAAAGACAGTAAGCGCAGTATGAGGATATTCCCATGGGATTCGCAACTCACCTTGGCCCGTGGCTGTTGGGCACCGTCAAGAACACGACTGGTACGACCGCAGGCACGATTCAGAATCTGGGCGCAACTGTTGTCTCTCAGACCAAGACGGCCACCAAAGCTGAAACTTCCGCCACGACGCTCGCAGTTTTGCCTGCTGGTGCTTGCATTACCTCGGTTGTGTTGGTGATTGATGGTGCTGTGTTTAACGGCACGTCTCCCACGCTGACCATCAAGAATGGTTCTACGACCATTGGCACGATTACCCCCACCTCTGGTACGGGTGGTTCTTATTCGATGGCTTTCTCCACCACGGCTGCTAATGCTGCTTTGGCAACGAACGTCGGCTCTACCGATGCAATCATCACCTACACCGTGAGCGGCACTTCGGTGACGACTGGCTCTGGCACGTTGGTGATTTCTTACATCGTTCGCGGCTCTGACGGCGCGATGTATCCGACCGCTTCACAGCAATAACTAGGGGCGCATCATGGCGATGCAAACTGATGTCAAGGCGGGGTACGTATCGTCCTCCGCTACGGTGTTTAGTGGCCGTACTCGCTTTAAGGGTTTGGTTGTTACGCCGGGATCGTTGGCTGGTACTGCGGTAGTTCGTGACGGTGGTGCAAGCGGAACGGTGTTGTTCTCAACAGCTACGTTGCAAAATGGCACCCCGTTTAACGTCATCGTCCCTGGCGAAGGCGTGTTGTGCGCTACCGATCTGTATGTGGCAGTAACAGGCACCGGCACCACCGCTACGGTGTTCTATGGCTAAGTCACCAGCATGGCAGCGCAAGGAAGGCAAAGCGGAGAGTGGCGGACTGAACGCCAAAGGCCGCGCCTCCTACAATCGCGCCAATCCTGGGAAACCGGGGTTGAAGCCACCTGCCCCGCATCCAAAGACGGAGAAGGACGCAAAGAGGCGCAAGTCATTTTGCGCCCGATCCGCAGGACAAGCGAAGATGTTTCCGGAAGCGGCGAAAGACCCAAACAGTCGGCTTAGAAAGGCGCGAAAAGCATGGAATTGCTAGTTGAGCGTTGGGCACCAATTTTTGGGTACGAGGGTCGTTATGAAGTTAGCGATCATGGTCGTATACGCTCGTTGGCTAGATTCCGTCGCGGCAAAGCAGGCGCGCTTGTTCCTGTTCCTGGAAAGATAATGGCGCTTTGTCAAAAAGTACGAAACAACAATGGCAGGACACTGCCTTATATGGAGATTAAACTTCGCGATGGCTCTCCAAGGCATGTTCATTGCAAATCTTTTTTAGTGCACAGACTTGTTGCTCAAGCTTTTGTTGGTGAATTGTTTGATGGTTGCCATGTAGATCATATTGATGGGGATCATGCTCACAATCATTGGAGCAATCTTAGGATTCTTACGGCGCAACAACATGCGTTGCTTCATCCTTGTTTTAAAAATAAAGAGGCTAAAGAAAAGTTTCAAAATGCGGCTCAGGCAAAAATAAAGGCCATGCGAGATGCTGGTGAAATTGTTGGCCGATTTAGAGTTAAAGCAGAAAAAGTGTGCTGATATGGAAGTGCTGATATGGAACGCCCTTCTTTCGTTTGCCTCAGCCCTGATTGTGTTCTGGGTCAAGCAGACGTCGGAAGAACAGAAGCGCATTCAGATTTTGCTGAACCGCACGCGGGAAGAAATTGCCAAAGAATATGTCACCAAGGCAGATGTTCACACGGATATAAACCGTGTGCTGGATCGCTTGGACAGGCTTGAGGCAAAGCTTGACTCGTTTATGAAGGAGCAGCGCAGTGCCCTCGGTTAGCAAGAAGCAACACAATCTGATGGCCGCAGTGGCGCATAACCCTGCGTTTGCCAAGAAGGTTGGTATTCCCCAGTCCGTGGGTAAAGAGTTTTCTCAGGCCGACAAAGGCCGTAAATTTGCAGGAGGCGGTATGGCAAAGAAACTTTTTGGCGGCAAGGAAACTTACGCTGAAGAACTGAAGGAAGCCAAGGCAATTAAGTCTGGCAAGATTTCCCCCCAACAGTACGCTCGTGGCGAGCAGAAAGAAGAGGCTGGTATGAAGATGAAGAAAATGGCTGGCGGTGGTATGGCTGCTTCCAAAATGGGTGCTGTAAAAACGGCTGCTCCGAGCCGTGACGGTATTGCCTCCAAGGGTAAGACCAAGGGCACCATCGTCAAAATGGCCAAAGGCGGCAAGGCTTACGGCGGGAAGTGCTGAAATGAAGCGCCGTAAATTCGCCGATGGCGGTGAAACTGAACTTGAAGAAGGTTCAGGTGGTTATGGCGAAGTGCCGGACATGAAAGCTGAGGAGCCCGAAAAGCCCAAGACTTTCAAAGAAGCTTTTGCCGAAGCTCGCGCCGCAGGGGATAAGACGTTCATGTGGAACGGTAAGAAGTACACCACCGAGATGGCGGGTTCTAGGTCTTCTGCACCTGTTCCTGGGCGTCCCCGTGGTGAATCTATGCCTGTGTCTGTTACGCGTCAGATGGCTGACCGTGCAGCGGCTGAAACCGCAAGTGCTCGCGCTTCCTCTGGGGCTCGCGCAGCCAAAGCTCGTGAAGCTGCATCGGAGCTAGCCCGTGAAGTTCGTGGCCGTGCCATGGAACCTAAAGCCAAACGGTTGAGCATGTCTGGGGTGAATCCAAATACAATGCTTCCGTACGCTAAAGGTGGTTCCGTTGGTTCTGCGTCTAAACGCGCAGACGGCATTGCTTCTCGTGGCAAGACCCGTGGAACCATCGTCATGTGCGGTGGTGGAATGGCCAGAGGCAAGAAATGATGTCCTCTCGCGGGATGGGCGCAATCAACCCATCAAAGATGCCTGGGCCGAAGCGCAAAGCGCGTCGGGACAACACTGACTTCACGCAATACGCTGAAGGTGGTGAGGTTAAGTCCAAGGTCAACGAATCCGGAAACTACACCAAGCCTGGGATGCGTAAATCATTGTTTAACAAAATCAAGTCATCTGCCACGCAAGGTACTGCGGCAGGTCAATGGAGCGCCCGTAAGGCACAGCTTCTGGCCAAACAGTACAAATCAAAAGGCGGCGGGTATCGTGACTAAAACCCCGCAGCAGTCCCTGAAGGATTGGACAGCACAGAAATGGAGAACCAAAAGTGGTAAACCGTCTTCTAAAACTGGCGAGCGATATCTTCCAGAGGCTGCTATCAAGGCTCTCAGCCCTGCTGAGTACGCTGCGACTACTCGTGCAAAGCGTGCTGGGAAAGCCAAAGGCAAGCAGTTTGTAAGTCAACCCAAAGGCATTGCCGCAAAGACCGCGAGGTACAGATAATGGCTGAGAAGTGGATTCAGAAGGCAATTTCCAAGCCAAATTCTTTGCGCAAGTCTCTGGGCGTCAAAGAAGGACAGAACATTCCTGCTGGCAAGCTGGCTAAAGCAGCTAAAGCTCCGGGCAAGATGGGCCAACGCGCTCGTTTGGCTCAGACCCTCAAGGGACTGAAGAAGTAAATCATGGCCCTCTCAGGAACAACGGATTTCAATCTTGACCTCTCCGAATATATCGAAGAGGCTTTCGAGCGATGCGGAGCCGAGCTTCGTAGTGGATATGATTTTAGGACTGCACGACGCAGCCTTAATCTCCTGTTCACTGATTGGGCTAATCGTGGTATCAACATGTGGACTATTGAGCAAGGGGTTCAGACTCTTACTCAAGGCACCGCCACCTACACGTTACCTGCTGACACTGTTGATCTTATTGAGCATGTGATCCGTACTGGAGCCGGGAATGCGTCAACGCAAGCCGACTTGCAAATTACACGTATCAGTGTTTCTACCTATTCTTCCATTCCCAACAAGTTGCAGCAGGCCCGCCCAATTCAGGTGTGGATCAACCGCCAGCAAGCAGCCCCTGAGTTCACGGTCTGGCCTGTTCCTGATGGCTCACAGACGTACCAATTTGTCTATTGGCGCTTGCGGAGAATTGACGATGCGGGCAACGGTGTTAACACACAGGACGTTCCGTTCCGCTTTATCAACGCGCTTGTCGCAGGATTGGCCTATTACTTGTCGCTGAAGATCCCTGGAGCCATGGATCGTATGCAGGTTCTCAAGGCTCAATATGACGAAGCCTGGGACTTAGCCTCCACGGAAGACCGGGAGAAAGCCGCAGTTCGGTTTGTGCCACGACAGTATTTTATCGGGGGCTAAATGAGCAACCGGTTTGCCAATGGTTATAAGGCGTTTGGCTTTTGCGATTTCTGCGGGTTTCGCTATGACCTGAAGAATCTCAAGAAGCTGATCATCAAGACCAAGCAGGTTCAATATAAGGTCTGCCCGTCTTGTTGGACTCCCGATCATCCGCAGTTGCAGCTTGGCATGTATCCTGTGGAAGACCCGCAGGCCATCCGTGATCCGCGTCCAGACACAAACACTTGGTATGCGTCAGGAACTTCAGGTTTGCAGACCTCCCCGACCACGGGCACAGGTATTGACCAAGAAGGATATCCGGGCGAGGGCATGTTGGTCATTCAATGGAATTGGAATCCTGTGGGTGGGCCAAGAGCAAATGACGATGGTTTAACGCCAAACTACTTGGCTTCAGCCAGTGAAGTTGGTACAGTGACAATATCTGTGACGTAGGAGTCAAAATGGACAAAAAGCAGGTAAAACAAATCGCTGACGTTGAGGCCAAGAAGGCTGTCAAAGGTCACGAGAGCCGTATGCACGCTAAGGGCATGAAGAAGGGTGGGCCGACCACCGATGACCGTATGCGCTTGGGTCGTAATCTGTCTCGCGCAGCCAACCAAAAGACGGGGTGAACCATGGCATTCAGCAAAAAAGTTATGGGTAAAGAAGTTGGCGAGGCCAAGGTCTACGCTCCTCCTCACACCATGGATGGCAAAGAAGGTGTTGATCTGAGGAACGCTGGCTATGAAGGCGGCAACCGCCTGAAGGCTGATGACTTGGCAGTCAGTGTTGATGCTGTGCGCAGCAAGCCTTATCCTGAGCCGAAGACCTCGGGCATCAAGATGCGTGGGGCTGGCGCTGCCACTAAGGGCTTTATGTGCCGGGGGCCGATGGCGTAAAAAGAAAGGCAAAGTGTTTAAAAGATACACTTTGGTAAGGGTGATTTAAATCGACTACGCCTCACTTGTTGCCAACATCCAGAATTATTGCGAAAACAGCTTTGATTACGCTAGTGACCCATCGGTCATTAACACGTTCATAAAGCAAGCAGAAGTTCGGATCTACAACACGATCCAGTTTCCTTCGTTACGTAAAAACGTGACGGGGGTGACTTCGGGCGGCAACAAGTATTTGGCGTGTCCCACCGACTTCCTTGCGGTGTATTCAATGGCAGTGGTAAATCCCACAACCAGCGAATATGAGTACCTGCTCAACAAGGATGTCAACTTTATTCGTCAGGCATATCCTGTTCCTACGTCCACGGGCATTCCAAAGTACTACGCTTTGTTTGGCCCGACTACCGGGTTGCCTCAAGAGTTGACGTTTATCCTTGGCCCAACACCGACGGCCTCGTACACGGTAGAACTGCATTATTTCTTCCTACCGGAATCAATCGTTACGGCCAATACGACGTGGCTTGGCGATAATTACGACCCGGTTTTACTTTACGGGTCAATGGTAGAGGCGATTACGTATATGAAGGGCGAGCAGGATCTTGTTGCGCTGTACAATCAAAAATATACTGAAGCCTTGGCTATGGCTAAACGCCTTGGGGACGGCCTTGAGCGAGGCGATGCGTACCGCAATGGGCAATACAGGCAGGCCGTGACATGATCATCCAAAGCCTGACCAACTCGTTTAAATCACAGATCCTGCAAGCTGTCCAAGATCTTTCCACGGACACGCTGAAGATTGCGCTTTACACGGGGGACGCCACGCTTGGGCCTACGACGACTGTTTACACCACGAGTGGTGAAGTAACGGGCACTGGGTACACGGCAGGCGGAAAGACATTGACCGGCACGACGATCAGCACGGGCACTGAAACGCAGTACAACCCGGCAGTTGTGTACGTCAACTTCAACGATGTGGTTTGGAATCCTGCTGCGTTTACAGCTCGGGGTGCTTTGATTTACAACGCCAGCAAGGGAAACAAATCCATTGCTGTTTTGGACTTTGGGTCTGATAAGACCTGTACTTTGACATTTACCATCACCATGCCAGCCAACACGTCCACGGCGGCGTTGCTGCGTTTCAACTGAGGAACATCGCCATGATGAACGAACAATCCAAAGCTGTTGACACCGTTGGTGCAACCATCACTCGCACGGTTGGTGCAGGGGACAACGCTGGTGCTGCCGGTGTTTATCACATTGAGTGCATCGGCCCGGACGGAAAAGTTAAGTGGACGGCTGAGTGCCCCAATCTGGTGGTCAATCAGGGTCTGCAAGACATGAACGCCAAGTACTTTACGGGCACGACCTATTCAGCGACTTGGTACATTGGCCTGTATGGCTCTGCGTCTACCAACAACCCAGTGGCGGGCGACACGGCTGCATCGCACAGCTTCACGGAAGTCACGCCTTACAGCAACGCTACGCGTCCTGCTTGTACGTTTGGCACGCCCACAACGGCCAATCCGTCTGTGGCCACGAATAGCGCTTCGCCTGCTTCGTACACGATCAATGCAACGTCCACAGTTGGCGGTGCTTTCTTGATCAGCAATTCCACCAAGGGTGGCTCAACGGGCGTGTTGTTCTCGGCCTCTGACTTTACCTCCCCTGGGGATCGGTCTGTAGCGTCGGGTGACACATTGTTAGTCACGTACTCTTTCTCGTTGACCGCAACCTGATAAGGACAAACATGGCTGCGTTTAAAAAAGGCGAAGTCGTCAGAATCAAAGGTGTCGTTCCCGAAGGCCCGGTGCAGTCTTTCCGCATGGATGAAGACGGCGAAGTCTGGTGCTTGGTGGAGTGGACTGATTTTGACGGCAATGTCCAGCAACGCTGGTTTAAGCAAGACGATCTGGTCGGTGCTTAAATGGCCGAGGGCGGCTGGGGTTCCGGCACCTGGGGAGAAGCTGGCTGGGGGATGTCTGTCTATTACCCGGCAGTCGCGGAGACTGCTTCGGGCGTGGACACGGTTTCCTCTGCTGAGACGTTTGTCTCTTCAGTCGCTGAGACTGCCTCTGGTGTTGACTCTGTCGCTTCTGCGGTTACGTTTGTCTCGTCTGTATCGGAAAGCGCGTCAGGCGTTGACTCCGTATCTTCTGCGCAGACGTTCGCGTGTAGCGCTTCGGAGACCGCATCTGGATTGGACGCTGTTTCGGCTGCACAGACATTTGCGTGCGCCATCTCTGAAACTGGGTCAGGTGTTGATGAAGTCAGCGCCATTCAAGTATTTACATCATCGGTCTCTGAGGCCGCATCTGCGCTTGATACCGAAACCGCAGCAGACAATACGTTTAACGCATCTGTAGCGGAGACCGCCAGCGGGGTGGATTCCATCAGCGCAGCACAAGTGTTTGAAACAGCAGTCAATGAGACTGCTTCAGGAATTGATTCAATCTCCGCCGCTCAGACGTTTGCTTGTGCTGTAAGCGAATCTGGTTCTGGAATTGATGATGTCAGTGCCACGCAGACGTTTGCCGCGTCTGTGTCCGAAGTGGCCAGTGGGATTGATGTAAACGACTCTAGCTTCGTGTTCTTTGGGGCTGTGCTGGAGAATGCTTCGGCGTTGGATTCAGTCACCCCGGCGATCAATATGTCGGCTTCCGTTGCGGAGACAGCATCTGGGGTTGATTCAATTGCAGCCAAGCAGACATTTAGCTGCGCGGTAACGGAGACAGGATCGGCGTCTGACGCAGTTTCTGCGGCACAGACATTTATTGCACAGGTATTGGAAACCGCTGCGGCGGCAGATCAGTTTGTAGCGCGGTTCCTTTGGGAACCAATTGATGACAGCCAGACCGCAAACTGGCAAAATATAGACGACACGCAAAGCGCTGGATGGGCTAATATAGATGACACGCAGACTCCGGGCTGGACAGCGGTGACAAACACCCAAACTCCCGGATGGACTGAGGTCAATGATGCCCAAACCCCAGGCTGGCAAGTTATTGAGGAATTCACATGACCACCGCATACACCTCGCTTCTTGGTTTGGCTCTCCCGGTGACGGGCGAGTTGCAGGGTACTTGGGGCGATACCGTAAACAACTACATCACGTCTTATCTGGACGCTGCGGTTGCCGGTACTCAAACGCTCAGTACTGACGCAGATGTCACGCTGACCAAGACGACCAACGCATCGCTGAGTTCCACGTCCTCGCAGTATTCTATTTTGCTGTTTTCTGGGGCGCGTACTGCCCAGCGCACGGTCACGGTGCCTGCTGCGTCAAAGATTTACACGGTCATCAACAAGACCACGGGAGGCTATGCGGTCAAGGTGGTAGCTGCTGGCCCGACGACCGGTATCACGATTGCCAACGGCGAATCGGCAGTTATTGCGTGGAACGGCTCTGACTTCATCAAGATCAGCAATACGGCTGGTGCGGGGGTGTTTTCTTCCATCACTAACACCGGCCTGACCTCTGGTCGCGTGGTTTACAGCACCACGGGTGGGCTGGAGACTGATTCAGCTAACCTGACGTTTGATGGCACATCTTTAACTCTTGGTGGTAATCCTACGCTTTCAGCGGGCACCGCTAACGGAGTTCTCTATCTCAACGGCAGCAAGGTTGCGACGAGTGGGAGTGCGCTGACGTTTGATGGAAGTTCGTTGCAAGCCAGCGGAAATATGGGCTTTGGTGGAAATGCTTTTGCACCTAATGGAGGCGGCCTTTTCTTTAATGGCTACAACGCTTATGGGTCTGGCATCTTCAGCGATGCAACTGGAACCCAGATTAAATTCCAAGCGTCTACTGCCGAACAAATGCGCCTCACCAGCACCGGGCTGGGGATTGGGACGAGTTCGCCTGCGGCAAAACTTGAGGCGTCTTCGACATCTGCGGGCGCAACTGTGGAATTGCTGAGGTTGAGTAACCCCGGCGCAGGCGCAAACACACAAGCGCAGATCAAGTTTTTTACCACTTCGACAAACTACGGGACGATTTCAGGTGGTTACGGTGCGTCTGCGCCGCAGATGACTTTTGATTTGCCGAATGCCACCCCCGGCAATTATGTGTGGCAAATCACATCGTCAGAACAAATGCGCCTCGACTCCTCCGGCAACCTCGGGATTGGGACGAGTTCGCCTGCGTATAAGTTGGATGTTGTAGGTGAAGTTCGGGCAAACAATCTATTTCGTACAACTGATGGCACAAACATTGGTTTGTTTGGGTCGAGTGTTTTTGCGAGTGGAGTAGTTGGGATTGGGTCGTCCAACAGTGTTCCGCTTGTGTTTGGCACGAACGCTACCGAGCGTATGCGCCTCGACTCCTCCGGCAACCTCGGCCTAGGGGTGACGCCGAGTGCTTGGAGTGCAGGTAAAGCATTTGAAATGTCGGCGGTTGGAAATGGTGTTTGGTGTTCACCAGACACTTATCTCATAAGAAACTGCTATTACAACGGCGGATGGAAGTATGCTTCTACTGCTGCTGCGGCCAACTATTACATTGACTCAACTGGTCAACATATTTGGTCAAGAGCAGCCTCCGGCACAGCAGGAAACGCTATTACCTTCACGCAGGCGATGACCTTATTTGCGTCTGGTGGTCTATCGCTTGGTAATACTTCTGATCCCGGTGCAGGAAATGTCAACGTCAGCGGAAACATCAGCCTTGTCACCAACGGCACATCGTTCCAATGGACAAACAGCGGAAACAATGTAGCCATCAATGGGGCGTCTGGTGTTCTTGCGTTCTACACAGGAACTTCTGCATATAACGAACGCGCCCGTATAGACAGCAGCGGCAACCTCGGCCTAGGGGTGACGCCGAGTGCTTGGAGTGGCTTTAGAGCTTTACAAGTTGGTGGCGCGACTTCTATTTGGTCAACAACATCTGGTGGTGGCTCTAGCTTCTACTCAAACAACGTCTACTACGACGGAACAAATCGCAAGCGTATTAACGCAGGTTACGCGGCAGAGTACATTCAAGATTCAACCAGCGGTGGGCATATCTGGTACACGGCAGGAACTTCTACCGCAGGCTCCACCATCTCCTTCACGCAGGCCCTAACATTAGATGGCTCCGGCAACCTCGGGATTGGGACGAGTAATCCTGTATCACAACTCCAGCTCGGTGGTGGCCTATCAGGCAGCAACGCAACTTATGTTGGACGGTTGCAACTAAATGAAAATCCCGGAAGTTTGCAAGCGACTGGGGGTTTGGAATTTAAGACGTCCGCGTTTGGTTCGGGATATGGGTGGAAGATTTCATCCATAGATTCCAGCGGAGTGCAGTTAGTGTTTGGCACGCGCCAGAATTCTGCTAGTTGGACGGAGACGATGCGCCTCGACTCCTCCGGCAACCTCGGCCTCGGGGTGACGCCGAGTGCGTGGGGGCGTGGTAAAGCGTTTGAGCAAGGCTCTATTGGGAGTGCAATTTGGGCTGATACTGGATCAAACGACATCCATGACTTTTTGACAAATGCGTACCTTGCTACGTCTGACCTTAGTTCTGGATGGCGCTATGCGTATAACGGATACGCAGTTCGTTACGAACAAATTTCCGGGCAGCACTGTTTCTTCACCGCTCCCTCCGGCACAGCAGGAAACGCTATCTCCTTCACACAGGCGATGACGCTGACGGCGGCGGGGAAACTTGGTATTGGAAACACGAACCCCGGAGAAGTGTTAGATGTCACCGGCAATATCACTTTAGGGTCAGGAACTTCTGGCTCAATCACGATCAATGGAGCAGGAGGAACTGGTGCCTGTACTCTTAACATTCTAGGAGGAGGCTCCGGCAATCCATCTTGGGATATTGGCACCTATTCTTCACCTAGTGCGTTTACTTTTGGTTACACCACTGGAGGCACTCGCACCGAACGCGCCCGTAT